CAATCCAGCCCCGGCCATCATTCAAGGCATGGGCGACACTGAAGTACACGCTTCTAAGCGGTACTCATTTGGTAAGGCCATCCAAGAAGCAGCGCAAGGTCGCTTGACTGGCTTGGAGGCCGAGTTGAACGCTGAAGCACGCAGCGAGTTCGCTCAAGCAAAAGTTAACATCAACGGCGGCATCTGCGTCCCATCCTTCGTGATGCGTACCCTTCCTTCGTCTATTGCTGGCTCGGTGGCCGATGTCAATACGACTTGGGGCGGTACCAAGGGCATCCAAGACAACGGCTTGGTAGCTGCCTTTGCACCAAGCGACATCGCTACTCAGCTTGGAGCCCGCACTATCTCTGGTGTCTCTGGAGACATCGTATTCCAAGTTCAAGGAGATAAGCTTGCAGCTGAAAAGCTTAATGAAGCAGTTGAAGCTACACAAGACAACGTTTCGTTTTCGGCTAAAACACTGAGCCCCAAGCGCTACGCTGCTTACACCCGCGTCACCGAGCAGCTCTTGGCTCAGTCCGCTGACGACATGGGTGCATTTGTGGCTGCCGATATCCGCAAGGCTATCGACGCTAAGTTTAACGAAGATATCGTGGCTGCTATCGACGCTGCTGCCGACGCTACTGCTGGCGGCACAATCACTGCCGACGCCTCTACCACCAACGCTACTGCTTTGGCCGCCCTCCTTGGCTTGGAGGCAGGTGCTCTCGGTGCCGATGTGCCCCTTGAGAACCTCCGCGTGCTCTGTGGCGCTACCGCCTACCGCACAGCTCGCCAGGTGAGCATGGACCAGGGTTCTGGATTGCTCGTCGCTGGATCTCCTCTGGGACGTCGCTCTGTTCTGGGCTACGATGCCGTCATCAGCTCTTCTGTGACTACTGGCAACATCTACTTCGCTGACCAAGCCAACATGGTGCAGGCTACGTGGGGTGTTCTGTTCATTATGGTTGACCCATACACCGACGCTCACTTGGGTGTGGTGCGTATCCTCGCTAACGTCTACAAGGACTTCACCACCTTGCAGGGCGCCGGATTCCGCGGATTGTCAAGCTTCAATTTGACTGATGCCTAACAACAACCCTTAACCGAAACTGGGGCTAGGAAACGGCCTGGCCCCTTTTTTCTCCACGCATGAATATAAGCATTGTACGAGAGGATGGGCAGCGCCCGTGGACTTTGTTTAGCGAAACAGAGGAGACGGCTCGTGCCATTATCCGTAGTCACGTCCGCGTCTATGACGACACGGATGATGCGCTTCTTGATATGTACCTCTCTGCTGCTTTGGATTACATGCAAGAGCTCAGCGATAGAATCCTTGGGAGCTCTATCGTCACCATCAGGCTCAATAAGGACGAGATTAAGCGTCCTGTAATTATCCCAAAGGTACAGAACGTCACCTTTGTCCACTCCCTGAAGTACAGGACCAAGGACGTTGATGGCGAGTTTCCTTACGGCGGCTCGTATTCTTTCTACCTGGACGAGATTCCAGAGAACGAAGTGGCTCAGGGCGTGACGCTCGTTACGGGTGAGCGCTACTATGAGCTAGAGCACGGCGGCCATACCCACCACATTGATTATTTCATCAATGGCTCTCCCGACGACTTCACGCCGGTTGGCTATACGCAGACTCTCTACAAGTACGACAATGTAACAAACGAGTACGACGTCTTTATTCAAGGGACTTCCACCGCTTATGTAAGCGACGTCTCTTTACGAGACTTGCTAGATAACGAGAACAGCCTTACAAAAGGCTTCTACAAGCTCACTGACGTGCTCGTTGACGCTGGCGCTGCTACCGTAACATCGACATTCTACTTTGTAGTAACCGACGGCACAGATCTTTTCGACTGCGACTTCATCTATCGCAGATATCCCATGTACTTAGAGATTGGCAAGCTTGCAGAGCTTCCCTCTGACGCCTCAGAATACAATGAGGACTACGTGCAAATCGTACTCGACGCAGGGACTCGTTTGTCGGAGCTACCATTCCAATATGCTCAAGCCGCCCTTATGCTTACCGCTCACTACTACAACCAGCGAGAGGCAGAGGCCATCGGCGTTATGACCACTGAAGTTAAAGAGGGTGTTCGCCGCCTGATGCAAAGCGTAAGACAGTACTGATGCACGCGGGAAGGCTAACAGAGAAGATTGAAATCTATGAGCGCACCAACTCTATCAATGACTTCGGTGACGTAACGACCTCGTATGAGGTTTTCAAGGATAACGTCTATTGCCGCATCTTGCATATCGGCACGCCTTCAGCCGGAGCTAGTGAGTACATCGACAACATGCAGGAGCTTGGCGAGATGAAGGTTGAGTTTGAGTGCCGTTGGATTAACGGCGTGAACTTCGACATGCAGGTAAAGTGGAACGAGGCGTGGTTCGACATCTATTCCATCATTCCTTTCGGACGACGCGAGGGTATGCGCATCCGTGCGACCCGTCGCGATCACGACGCAGGAAGTAACCCCTTCAGCAATGCCTAACAACGGAATTAGAATCCACCTTAAAGACTCTGATGTCCGCATGCTCAGCCGAGGCATCAAAGGAGCCAGGGGCGTGGCGGACAGGACGAATCGCCTTATCGAAATCATGAAGGTTTCGGCAGAGCCCGTCAGACAAGAGATGGAGGATTTGGCGCCAGTGCGTACCGGTGCCCTGGGTCAGTCTATGAGAAGCAGGAAGCTTCAAAAGACTTCGCCTGGTGTTGTAGGCATCAGGGTTGGCCCTACCCGTGGCGAGAAGCTTGCGGGATGGCGCGCTCACTTCATTGAGGCTGGCACCAAGCATCATGCCCCCAAGCCCTTCATAAGAAAAGCAATCGCCAGAAAACTTCCGCAGACGCTGCGGGCACTCAGGCTTAACCTTCAGATTCTTCTGAAAAAAACTACAACAACTATTTGACATGGCAATCGTAAATGCAAACTGCCTCGGTGTTTACTACATTGACGGCGACTCAACATCTCCCCTCGACGTTCAGGTTACTACAGACTTGCTCACGGCTAACGTAGACAACACAGAGGGCGCAATCGACCTTTTTGTTACATCAGCCGACGTGTTCCTCGGAGCAGGTACCACCGATGGTTCTTCTGACGTAACCGAATCCACCTTCACCTTGGCTGCTGCCGCTACTAGCAGCACCCTCGACGTATCGAACTCAGTGGAGGAGACCGTGGCTCGTGATGGATCTTGTTCTTCCACTCGTCACATCGTAACCTCAGCTACCACATGGAGCGTTAGCGCCGACGGCTTGGTGGCCGATGGAGCTACAGAAGACAGCGCTATCGAGCTTCTCGATATGGCTCGTGCTGGCGACTACGTTATCGTAAAGTTCGCCGTTACAGGCAACGGCACTGGCGACGTCCAATACGTGGGTCAGGGCTTGATTGAGTCTATCTCTATCAGCGGCGGTGTTGACGAGGTGGCTACCTACTCTGCTTCCATCAGCGGATACGGCAAGCTCTACAAGTACACAGTAGCGTAATTACCTTAGCGGGGCGGTGGCACTGGGCCGCCGTCCCACTAACCTTTTAACCCAACCACAATGAACGAATTTCGCGGAGAGTTTGAAGTAGAAATCGCAGGAAAGAAGTACCAGGGTAAGCTTAGCATGAATGCTTTGCGCCTCTTGTGCAAGTATGAGAACATCGACTTGGACAGCCTTCACGAGTATCTAACCAAGGATCCTATGACTGGCGTCTGCACATTGACATACCATGCTATCAAAAACAAAGCGCTTCTTTCTGGCACTGACTCTAATCTTCCAACTCTCGAAGTCTTCATGGCTCAAGCGCTTGACGAACCTAAAGTCTTCGCGCAGATGAGCCAAACTGTAATGGAGAACCTCTCTCCAAACAGCGAAGATGAGGAGTCAAAAAAAGCTTGAGGGCGGCAGCCGACGGGAAGCCCTTAAAGCTTGCGTCCCTTTATAGGGATTCGATGGTCATGGGGCTGCTTCCAGATCAATTCTGGGACATGACCTTCAGAGAAGTTATTTGGTATAACAACGGCTTTATACGCCGCTCTGCTATGCAGTGGGATCACACTTCTTCTGTCATGGCTTTGCAAGCGAATATAGCCAGCCAGGGCAAAGGGAAGAGATTCAAGCCTAATGATTTCCATCCCTATGCCGAAGTGTATTCTAGCACAAGCCCCAAGGACGTGAAGGCGGCCCAGGAGCTTTTTGACAAAATGAAGAAGTTCTAATGCTCGGAGGTCTTAACAGTATCTACAGAATGTCGCTGATGCTCACGGCGGACATTCGCGGCTTTACCACGAACTTAGACAGGGCTCAGACGAAGCTTAATAAGTTCAATGTTTTGGCTACCAAGGCCGGAGCCTCACTTACGAGGGGTCTTGGTCTTGCCTTTGGTTATGTCGCCACCCAAGCTGTTAAGGCCGCCGCCGAGTTTAATAGGAGCAACACCCTTCTCCGTCAGATTGTTGGGGCCGGGGGCATCGGGGAGCTCACCGATGAAGCCAACAGGCTGGGTCGGCAAAGTATCTTTATGGCTACGGAGGTTAGCGCGGCTCAGCTCGAGCTTGCCAAGCTTGGTTTCCGAGCCGAAGAGATTAACTCCGTACTTGGGAGAACTGTCAAGCTAGCCACCGTCTTTGGCACGGAGCTAGACGATACCAGTAAGACCATCGCCGCCACAGTGCGTCAGTTTGGCCTTACGCTTCGTGGCGCTGAAGGCTTAGAAAACGTAGCTCGCGTCACCGATGTTATGGCCGCCGCCTTTGCGAACTCTGCTCTAGACCTAGAGAAGTTTAAGCAGGCCATGAAGAACGTTGGTCCTACAGCTAACGCTACAGGGCTGGACCTAGAGAAAACCACGGCACTTCTTGCCGTCCTAGCCAACAGAGCTGTAGATGGATCTCTCGGGGGTACAAAGCTTCGCTCTACACTATCCGACCTCGCCAAACAATTCCCCGATGTACAGCAGGCTGTTGACTCACTAGCCGGCGGAACGCTTGAATACTCTCAGCTTGTAGAACTCCTGAACAAAAGGGCGGCTCTTATCGGTGCCGTCTTCCAGGACGCTGGCGACGAGATTGAAGACTTTGAAAGAATCTTGCGGGCCGCTAGCGGCTCTCTTGATGCCATGAACGAAGGCATCGAGCAAGAGTTGTTCTTCAACGTCGAAAAGCTCAAGAACGCATTTAACAGCATATCGAGGGACATCGGTGATTCCTTAGCTCCGTTAGTTCAAAGCTTAGCCGACGCTTTCGACGACCTAGCGGTCTCTGTGAGCCTGCTAGATGAAGAGACACTAAAAGCGATAACGAGTGGATTCATTGCTTTGGCGGCTATCGGTCCATCCCTCTTCGTGTTCGGAAAGGTTGGCACTCTCATAGGTCAACTTACTGGCTACATCGGCGATTTATTTAAGGTAATCTCTGCGTGGGATCCTAAAACAAGACTTGGAACTATTGCTTACAATTTTGCCCAACTTATACCTAAGGGCTCGGCTGGAGCGTTTACTGGAGTAGCTATTGCTGCGGCGCTTGCTGGCAATGAGGTGGACAAGTTCTTCAAGAGAATTCAGGATAGCAACCGGTATTTTAAGAAGGCCAGAGAAGAGCAGGAGGCCTTAGCGCTTGCGGTAGACAGAACCCGTAAGAAATATGCTGACTTATTAGCCGAGGAGACTAAAAGGCCTTCATCGGGAAGGGCGCAACTAGAACAGTTTACTGGAGCCACTAACGCAGCCAAGGCGCAGGAGCTTCTCGCTTTTTGGCTACAAAGACAGGCCGAAGTTGAGGAAAAAATATCTAGCCTAAAGGAGAGGAATCAAGGCTTCGATAAGTTCAAGGTTGAGTCAGAGAAGCAATACCTGCAGGAAGTAAACGTACGGATAGATAGGCTTAATAGGCTTCTAGCCATCTACGGAGAAGAGGAAAAGGCCAAGATAAACCTCCTTGCATTGGATGAAGCAAGGGCTGCTGCAGCCAAGCAAATTTCTGATCGGGAGCGAGAGGCTCTTAATGACGCTATAAAGGCGGAGAACCTCCGCAAGGTTCAGGAGTCAGAGCCCATCAGGGTTCCTTTTGCAAACCTAGCTATTGAGGGGTTAAGCGGCGCCAACCAGCTCGCTGGAATTCTAGCAGATGCCTTGGGTGGTGCAGAGATTAGGCGGGGGTTTGAGGTTCTTGAGGGCATTCAAGAGATAGAACTACCAGAGGAGGAGTTTGAAGAGCTTGACGAGTCAATCACTAAGACGGCAAATGCGCTTGTCAAACTAAGAGAGGGTTTCGATGACTTAAAGGCTTTTGCTTTTGATTTTGCAGACAGCTTCGGTCAAGCCTTCTTGCAGTCGAGAGACGAATCGGTCAAGTTCGCGCAAGCATTCAAGGATAACTTCATCAAAGCCATCAATGCCGTAATTGCAAAGGTCATCACACTCATTGCTCTCTATGCCATCCTCGCTATTATCAGCGGTGGCACGACGCTCGCTGGAGGTCAGAGCTTTGGCC